CAGGAACACTGGCTTTGGAAGAAGATGATCGTGGCTTGCGTGTAGAAGCAGAACTAGACCCATCCAACCCTGATGCAGCGCGTGTTATCTCTGCGATGCGCCGAGGCGACATGTCACAAATGTCATTTGCCTTCAGAACAATCAAGGACTCTTGGAACTCTGACCGTTCTTCGCGCGAACTTCGTGAGGTGCAACTTTACGATGTCAGTGTTGTGACGTTCCCTGCTTATGAGCAAACTGTTGCAGAGTTGCGCAAAGTGAACACGGATGCTACTGTAAGTCAAACGAATAGATTGCTGCTTCGCAAGAATCAACTTCTAGTCGCTAAACACAAGTAGTCGGAGCGCAGCCGAGCGATCACTGAAAGCCACCACTACTCCCAAACCAACTAAACACACTGGAGTAGAAATGCAAAAGTATTCAGAAATCCTTAGCGAAAAGCGCAGTGCTGCACTAGCAGCAGCAGATGCACTTGTCGCGTTAGCACAGGGCGAAGCACGCGATCTTTCACAAGATGAAGATGGCGCAATCGCAAAGCACCTTGACGAAGTTCGTTCACTAGATGACCAGATTTCTCGGCATCAAGAACTTGAACAGCGTGCAGCAAAAGCAGCAGAAGTAAGGGCAGAAGCAAAGATTGATACCGCAGTAGCAGTTGTCAAGTCAGAGCCACGCACCTACAGCGCAAACGCACCAACATCTTTCATCAAGGATGCTTACGCAGCGCAGTACAACAATGACTTCGCAGCACAGGGTCGTCTTGCACGACACATGCAAGAGGAACAAGTTGAACGCCGTGACGTCACTTCAGCAAACTTTGCTGGATTGATAGTTCCACAGTTCTTGACTGACCTCGCAGCACCATTTGCCCGCGCAGGTCGTGTAACTGCAGACCTCGCCCGCAAACATGAATTGCCTGCAGCAGGTTTGACACTTTCAATCAGCAAAGTAACCACAGGTACTGCGGTTGCTGCACAGACTGAAGGCGCATCAGTACAGGCAACTGACATGGATGACACCAAACTTGATTTGACTGTCAAGACTTTTGCAGGTATGCAGAACGTTTCCCGTCAGTCACTAGAGCGTGGCACAAACATTGATTCGTTGGTCATGTCAGACCTCGTATCTGCTTACCACACGACATTGAACACGGCAGTTGTTGCAGAACTTCTTGCATCAGCAGGTCAAACCGTCACCTACACCGATGCTTCACCAACAGTCGGAGAGTTGTATCCAAAACTCGTTGATGCCATTCAGAAGGTGCAAACCACTTTCTTTGCAGGTCCAAACGTGATCATCATGCACCCACGCCGACTTGGAATGATTTTGGCAGCACTTGATGATCAGAAGCGACCATTGGCTGTTCCAACACCGAACTACAGCGGTCAGCCTGCAGTTGCTTCAGGAAATGGCGCACCTGTTTACGGCAACTCTGGATACAGCATCCTTGGATTGCCTGTATTCACTGATGCAACGGTCAGCATCACCCAAGGTGCTGGCACTGACCAAGACACCATCTACATCGGTAACTCGCAAGAGTTGCACCTGTGGGAACAGGGTTCTGGTGAACCAATGATGATGCGCTTTGAGCAGCCGAAGGGTTCTGAACTTGAAGTGCAAATGATTGTTTACGGCTATGCAGCATTCACGGCAAACCGTTATGCAAACGCATGGGCGCAGATCAACGGAACTGGATTGATCACACCAACCTTCTAATTGAAATAGTTTTCAGTTAGTTCTGAAAGACCGTCAGCACCTAGAACGGTGTTGGCGGTCTTTCGCATTTACCGTGTATGATTTGCGCATGAACAAATACATTGAAGCGTTGTTGGCTGAACGCAACGGTTATGAAGTGCGTGGGCTCAAAGAGCGTGTAAAAGCGGTTGATGCTGCTTTGCGCGAATTAGGTTTTGACCACAGGTACATGGATGCAGAGATTGAGGCAGCATCGTTTGAGCCGAAGGTTGAGAAGGCTGAATTGCCACGCGCCAAGAAGCGCACAAAGTAAGTCATGGCAATAACCAACGGCTACTGCACGCTTGCAGAGGTCAAGGCTGCACTGCGTTTGACGGACAGTGTGGATGACACGCTGCTGGAGAAGGCTATTGAAGGTGCTTCGCGCCGTGTAGATGGTTACTGTGGCACATTCTTTTATCAAACATCAAACGTTCTTGCTCTTTATCCTTGGAATGAATACCGCGTCAATATCCCTGATGCCACATCCATCACATATTTGAAGACAGACAACGATGGAGATGGTGTTTACGAAACGACATGGACTGTTGGAACGGATTACCAACTAGAGCCACTAGACCGCGCACTGCAAAGCAGACCTATCCGCAGGCTTGTTGCCATTGGCTCCAAGTCTTTTCCCCTCTACACGGTTCCCTCACGAGCAGGCGTTCAGGTCAGTGCCACTTGGGGTTGGTCTGCAATACCTAACGATGTGCGTGAAGCCACAATTTTGCTCTCTATACGGCAGTTTGCACGCCTAAACGCTGCGCTTGGTGTAATTGGTTTCGCTGACATGGCGGTACAGGTGCGTGCGATTGACCCAGACGTGCGCGACCTGCTAAACCCGTATGTACGCGTTGGTGTTTCCTGATGGCTGCGACTGTATCTGCTACCGCTACCGCAATCAAAACGGCGTTGGCAACTATCCCAAACCTGCGCACATTTGATTACCAACCAGAACAACTCAACCCTCCAGTTGCGTTCCCAATTCTGAACAGCATCAACTACCATCGCGCCTTCCAAGGTGGGAACGTAGAAATGAATTGGTCAGTCATTGTGATCGTTGGTAGGTATCTTGACCGTGTCGCGCACGCGAACCTAGATGGCTTCCTGTCTTACAGTGGTGCATCATCTGTGCGTGCAGCACTTGAAGCAGATAAGACACTTGGTGGAGTTGTCCAAACATCAGTGCTAGATTCATCTATGGAAATTGATTCTCTGTCAGTGGCAGAAGCCGAGTTCCTTCAGATACAGTTGTCTTTGAGAGTTCACGCATAGGAGTAAATATGGCGCAGTACAAAGTAGTTAGTGACAATTTTGCTCTAGGTGCTAAAGGTGACACTGTGGACAGCGCAGTGTTAGAAGGTAGTAACATCGCAGCGTTGATTGAAGGCGAACACATCGTTGAAATCAGCGTCAAGAAAAAAGACACAGTCTCGGAATAGGAAACCAACATGGCAGTTCAGGTTCTCACAAACGCAAGCATTTCAATCGCAGGAACGGATTTTGCTGCACGCTCAAACAGCGTCACACTCAACTACGAGATTGATTCGGTTGAAGTCACTGCCTTCGGTGGCAACCACCAATTCACAGGTGGCTTGCAAAACAACAGCGTTGAAATCACTTTGATGCAGGACTTCGCATCAACACAGGTTGAAAGCGTTGTTTATCCTTTAGTTGGAACAACTACCACGTTGATCATTATCCCTGTTGCAACAACCGTTTCCTCAACAAACCCTCGCTACACAATCTCAAATGCTTACCTTGCAGCGCACACGCCTGTAGCAGGCGCAGTTGGTGAACTAGCGATGACAACACTCACCTTCACAGGTGGAACACTCGTAAAGACCACCTCGTAAACAACTAACTAAGGATTTGACATGGCAGTTTTAGTTCTCACCAACGCATACATTTCAGTAAACTCCGTTGTATTGAGTGACCACAGCAATAGCGTCACCGTCAACTACGAAGTAGATCAAATTGAGACAACCGCATTTGGCGATCTCGGTCACAAGTTCACGGGCGGTTTGCAAAATAACTCAATAGAGTTGGCGTTTATGCAAGACTTCGCAGCGTCAAACGTTGAAGCCACTATCTACCCGCTAGTTGGAACCACAACAACGGTTGTTATCAAACCTAACGGTTCAACGACAAGCGCAACGAACCCTTCATACACGATCACAAATGCCTTCCTATCTGCCCATACGCCTGTCGCAGGTGCGGTAGGCGAGTTGGCGATGACCACTCTTTCGTTCACAGGTGGAACGATTGCTAAGGCTGTAGCCTAAACAAATAACAAATAACGAATAGAAGGAGTAGTTATGAAGATGACTTTGTGCATCAAATATGTCACGGGTGAAGAAAGCGTTGTTGACGCTGTCTTTGCTGACTTTGTTGCGTTTGAGCGTGCGTGGTCAAGAAGCGTTCAACGCTTTGAGACTGAAGTGCGTTTGACTGATCTTGCGTGGTTGGCATGGAATGTTGAAACACGTGCAGGTAACACCAAACTGAAGTTTGACCCAGACTGGACTTTGACGGTTGAAGCGGTTGAACTCAATGAAAGCAAAAGTGAAATCCCTTTGGAGATGACTCAGTCCACTGGCTCATAGCAGGCATCGCTTGCGAAACTGGCATCGCGCCAACAGTGTTACTGAATGAATCCAACAGAATGTTATTGACTATGATTGCTTACCTAAAGCAGCGAGCCAAACACCGCGCAGGCAGGTAAGAATGAAGTTCAGCGACCTTGAAGTAAAAGGGCAGCAGGACAGTTTTGGGCATATCCAAGTAACGAACTTCTCAAAGTTCATAAGTTCAATTCGTGGCGCACAAGATAAAGGTGCGATGGATGAAGAAATCCGAAAGGCGAACGAGGCTGTAGCGAAGATAGTTATTTCAAC